CGTCTGAATTAAGAAACACCTTAGAAGTCCAGTCATAAACGTAACCGTTAACCGCTATATCTTGAACTAAATCGTCTTTGAAGTTGTCCACGTTTACAATTGACGTAATCCATTCCTTAAAGTTGAAGTAAAAAGAACCGTTTGGATGTGGGTACAAAGTTTTTACGCTTGTTCCTATTGTGATAGTTGCCTTTTTTGGCACTAAAACGGAATCGCTTTTAAAATAAACCACGTTGTTAACGTAGGCTAATAGTAGTTTATCGGTTGCTATATCGGTTGTAAAGAGTATTGCCATTATGCTGCTTCTAATTCGTTAATTAATATCACTAATTCGCTTGTAAATTGTACCATCATAACCGCCCCGACTTCATCTATAATGCTTTGTATTCTTATATCTGTCACTATTTCGCTTATCAATTCCACACCTCCGTGTCGTTCCCGTTTCCAACCCTCGTTGGCTATCTTTCGAGCAATTAAAAAAGCCAAAGACGAAAGGCTTATATCTTGTAGGACTGAATTAAAAACTCCTTTATTGATAATCCATTGTTTAATTGCTTGGATAGGCGGGAATTGTCCTGCTTGCCTTCCCGTTTCCAATTGTTGGGAATATTCCTCTCCAATCAATTTAACCGTGTTTTCGTTTGCGATTACTTCCAAACTATTCGCCCACTTGCCACTTGACCTCATTCCTTTAGCATCATAAGCCTTGATTAAATCAGCTTTTAACAACTCGAATTGTTCCGATAAAACAGCCTGATTACTCACGTTAATGTAAATGTTATAGATCCAATTAAACCATCGAAATTAACATCCTTTACGTTTGTAACATCTACATAATCAAAAGTAACATCGTAACCGTCGCAAGATAGGTCTCTAGCTATTCCATTCATTACCTCTATTAACGGCTCGATGTTTAATGTAAATTTACTTTGTGCGTTACCCGTATTCATTTCATTGAAGTAAGGCATATTCATTGTAGATGTAACAGCTAAACAATAAGTAGTGGTTGCTACTATCTTGTTTATTTTGCCATAAGCATTTAATGTCGGTCTCCTTAAAATAGGATCGCAAAAGAAATGTATCTTTTTACTTTGCAAAATATCAGCACTTCTAAAAAGGTTTTGTATTCCTTTTGTACCAACTATAAAAGGCATATCCTTTGAAATAAAATAATTATCTAAATATCTTTGTATATCCATTATTTGCTTTTGCTTTTTAATTTGGAATAAGAATCGTTAACCTCTGCTTTTTCTTTGTGTAACACTAACAAAGTAAGTATTTCATTATATGGCTTGTCCTGTAAATCGTATGGGTAAATGTGGTATATCTCTCCCAATTGAACCAACGGCATAAGGTTTGAAAACTTGTTTAATTTTTGACCTCCCGCCATTTCCCAAAATCCAGCGTCCGCATTTATCGATTGCAAAAGTTTTGTTTCCCGTTCCTGTAATTCCTTGAAGGTTTTGATAAGATAGTTTTGTGCTGAATAGTACATATCAATTGAGCAATCCCAAAAATCTAATTCATTAACCCTAAAAGCCAAACAAAACAAATCTTTTGCATTGTTCCAATCTTGTATGGATTTCATTAGATGTAAGCAACTACGCACGTCTTTATAAGTCAATTTATTGAAGTCAATCATTCCATTAGCAAACTTATTGCAAGGCTTTAAATACTTTAATACAGCATCGTACCGGATAGTATCGGCAAGTTTGGAATACTCTAATAGATTTATTCTATCCATACCTACAAAGGTATAGAAAAAACTAATACAATAACGTAATTAATTGATTTATTTTTAGATGGTTATTCGTGTGGTGTATTTCTTTATCCCGATTCCTAGCGTTTCCATTTCGTGGTATCGCCACGCATCCATTGAATGGTTGAAATTGTCAATAGGTTCGTTTAATTGTTCGCCTGTTGCCTTATCTTTCGCCCACGCATATTTACGTAGTTCCTTGATGGTGTTAATTGATTTTGAAGTAACAAGATAGTCGTGTTCCTGTATCGTTTGAATGCCAAACTTAATGCTGTCAGCTCCTTTGGTAACTGCTTTTGCATTTATACCGTAGTTTTTTAACTCGGCAATTGATTTCGGTTCTGCACTATCGCAATAACAAGGTAGTTTGGTAACGATGTACTTTGATATTTGAGCGTTACTCAATCCTTTTGCGTAACATATTTCGTTTATAATTCTTTGGTTGTTGTATTTGTAAACTTCGATTATGGTTGTAGGGTCGTTTGTATAGCCAAAATCTAACCCGTAACCCAATAACTTTGCCTCAATAGGCATATTGTCGATTAGCTTCCAATTATTAAATATAACGCCTTGTAAACTTCCCGTTAACCCAGAAATATAAACCCTACACCAGTTCGCCCAGTACTCGCTTTTAACATTGTTTGCATCGTTCCAATCAGCATCAACATCATAAAACGCTTTACTTATTTTTATCTCTAAATCTTCGATGGTTTCCTTTGGACAAGCCTCGTTATCTTTGTAAGTAAGTAAAAGAAATTCGCTGTTTGGTTCTGGCAGTACTTCTGTGTGCGCCCAAAATTCATTGTCAGGGTTGTAATCTATCCACGTTTCTTTTGATCGTATCATTAAAGCGTCTGCAATCTCAAAAGCCATGTGATTAGCCTCATTCAAAAACAGCCAATCTCTTTTCCCTGCTGCTTTTGCTTTACCAATTGTATCGAACGCTTTAAACTGTAAGACCGTGCCATTAGCAAAAGTGTATTGCATTGGGTTGCTTATCCATCTACTTTCTACCCAACGCCCCGTATCTATCATTACATCCTTAAAGATGGTAACCGCCCCATCTTTTACGGCTGGCACGGTTTCGGCAACGATAGTCATTTTTAATCGTGGGGTTTTTGTTGCTTTATCAATAGCAATCGGAATAATGCCATAAGTTTTCCCGGCACTTGTACCACCTTGTACCACCTTTTTACGGGCGGTCATTTTAAGAAGTTTGTTTATGGCAGTAGTTCTAATAAAAGTCATTAGCTATCAGGAAACAATGGTTGCTCGATGTTTGTATTGGTGTTTTCTGTTTTCTCAACTAAAGAGTTTAAACGCTGTGTTATACTAGGGTTGTAGATTCCAACCATCCCGCCTTCTATTTGGTCTTGACGAACGTTTCTTTTAATACGCGAACAGATAGTTAAAAACTCTGTATAGGCATTATTAGTATTGGCAAAATAATGACTTAATTTATTACTAACATCCTCGTCCTCTAGGTAGTTCTCAAACCCCTCAATAGTTAGTGGCTTTTCTTTTTCCTTGTAAACTTGGTCGGCATCTTTACCCACCCAATCTTTAACTAAAATAGGGCTACTCTTTACAAGTTTCTTATACTGTAAAAAATAACCCCAAAGGATTTCTGGACTTTCAATATTCTTTGGTCTACCTATTGCCATAATCACAAAGATACAAAATAAACTAATACCACAACGTAATTTTAACTTATTTTAAAAAGGGCAATCATTTTTAACTTTCGGGATTAATTCTAGCTTACTTCTCAAAAAATTAAGAGAGTAAAACTTACTTGCTATCACATATCCGATTGTACTTCCTTTTAGTATTTGTTTAATCAACTTACCAGACTGTAAATTATAGCATAAACCACATTTAGTAAACACGTAATTTGTGGCGAAATTTAAACGATGGGTTGCAATATAATTTACAGTGATAGTCATAGTTAAGCGTGTATTAAAGTATCTGTTAGCAAGTAGTTATGTGATATACTACGATTTGTACATAATAGATACTTTTAGCTTTTTCTCTCTATCTAATTTTTGAATTAAGTCATAACGATATGGAATTGTTAATTTTAATTTTCCGTGATTATTTAACATCGTGAATCCTACGCTTTCTGTTTCTGCTTCAAACTCAAAATCACTTTTCAATTCCTCTTTTATCTTTTTTAATAAAAATTTCATTCTATCAACTTTTCCAAATAAATTCCAAGTTGGTCCCAGTTCGTTTATTTCTTTTTCTAAAATTTCAATATTTTTATTCATAGTTTTAGTTGTTAATTGTTATTTATTGCCGTACATCACATAACAGCGGTTTTGCGAGATTTTCGGCACTTGGTTTAATTTAATTATTCGTTTGTACTTGTTATTTTCTGTCATCAACCGAAGCACAAGGATTTATCGTGCCGAAAATCCTCGCAAAGCCACGATACGTTAGGGAACAGCTTGGTTAGAGCGGTTAAAAAGAAGCTATAAATTGAGTTGCTTTAATTACAACATCATCTTCATCATAAAATTCTAATACAATTGGCTGTTCAGGAAGTTGTTTTAGAAATTCAGATAATTTATACCATTGTAATTCATTAAATTTTGCTCTAAAAACTTCGTTTTCATCGCCTACAATAGGGTGCATATCATTGGTTTGAATTTTACCTAATTTATAGAACTGTATTTCGTTGTTTTGCCCGTCAATAACAAAGTTTTCAAAACCTTTTCTTATTGCTCTATCTATGAATTGCGGGTACGCTTTTGTTGATATTATTACTTTCATAATTTTGGTGTTATAAAGCCGATTCCCTAGCACTGCATAACAGTAATTACGGTATCGGTCTTGAATTTATAATTGATTTTGTATCGGTGATACGGTTTTTAATCTGAATGTTTCGGATTATTTTATCCGTAACTAGAGTTATGCTAAACGTTATATTCCAGCTTCGAGCAACTTTGTAACCAAAGCTACTCTCGCTGTAATTTTGCTATTTAAAAGTGAATATAAGTTACCCATATCTCGTTTATTGCTCATAGACTGTGAGGCGTCGTAAATCGCCCTTTCGCAAATATTCACTTATTTTATAATATTTTTTAATTCAGAAATAAAACCCCTAATAAATCTTCGGCAAGCAAGAAGTTTTTCTATATCTTCTTCTGGAGTTTCTTTGTGTTGAATTAAATCAGTTATCGTTTTAGATTTAATTTCGTTGATTTCTATTAATTCTTTAATTTGATTTTTCATTTTATTTATTTTAATTTGTTAGTAAAAAGCCGAGAATATAACAAGCAATAACCTCAATTTGCCAAAGCAACTAACCGTATAGGCAAACTGCAGTTATTTATAACGTTATGAGCTAGATTAAAAAGGAATTGGTAGCCAACGAGAAACAGTTTCATTAATCGTCCAATCATTACTATTTAATTCATCTACTTGATACCAATCAAAGAATTTTGAGCCGTCCATAACTCCTTCGTAACAACAGCCTATAAATTGCTTTCCTGTAATTGTTTCACCAATAAAATTATCGCTTTTCATACCGTCCCAGTTTCCTGTACTGTAACACATTGGTAATTTTTCATCGCAAGAAATCCAGCTCATAACAGCAGTCTTGCAAGATTGTGGTATCGGTGTATTTTTGTCTGTATTTTTCATAATCTATAATTTAGTTTTTATCTGTAATTATTTGTCTTGAATTTTCCACAACCTCGCAAGGCTGCGAACCGTTAGGGTTAATGCTACGTGAAACACTCGCAAGGAAACAAATCTTCCGTAGATTGTTTTAAATAGTGTTTTGCTGATTTCCAAAACGTTCCTCTGTCAATATGTTCGTTTGCTGGAATACCTATTTCTTTCATTCTTTTAAATTTTGGTTCTACATCTTTTAAAAATTCTTTACCAAATGAATGTTTTACTATTTCTTCCGCATCTTTACCCATTTGGAACACTTCGTAGTCGTGAACATAAACACAATACCAATGCTGCTGTCCAGCTTTTAAGCAACCAATACAATTTGCGTGTTTCCATACTCCGTAAGTATTCGGTCTTTTAATTCCTATTTCTTCCGTTTCTTGAATTGTTCTTTCATAATGGTCTTTACTTTCAAACTTTTCAATCATACAAATCGCTTCAAAGTTTTTGCCTTTACTTTCGTAGAACGCTTTTAAGACTTCAAACTTTCCTTTTCCCCATAACGCTAATGGATAATCAGATTGATAACCACCATCATTTAAAATCGTTTTTCGTCTGTCTATTCTACTAGGTTCGTTTTCGTCAAAACCATAATAAATTATGTATTCATTTTCCTTTGGTAATTTTTCTAAAAACTTGTAGAACGGTTCGGTTTTTAAAACATAAGTACACAATATTTGTCTATTAGCCGGATTTACAAACGTTCCTTTTTCGATGCAAACTTCAAACTGATTTTTTATTAATTCAGCAGCTAATTCGTTTTGATGATTTGCATAGGTAATTTTTAAACCTAAATATTCAGCTACTTCATTTTTAAACCTTTTTATATCTTGGTTTTCAAACCTTGAATTAATATCGTGATTTAATAATATAACGTTTTCTTGACCAAACTTTCTTGTAACTTCAACAGCTACTAAAGCAGATGAATGCCCTCCGGAATAACAAATAATGTGTTTTACATTCATTTTTTACAAATTTTATATGTTTTATAAATAATAATTATTACTATCATATAGCAAATTATTGTCGCTATATTCCCTATTAATTGATTCATATTTATATTTTGTTTCCGATAATTGCCGCACTAACCCTAACAATCACTACAAGCTAGTTGCCGAAGCATTGGAATAAATAGGCAACCAGCGTGTAGTTTTAACGTTACCATCAACCGCCCATATTTCGGTTAGTATAATGGTGGTTTAGTGTTAATTATTTTTTGGTAATGTGAGTAATGCATTAATTGAGATTTCTTATTAAATTCACGATCTAATGTTGCCCTTGAGTCATTGCCACTTCCTTTTAATATAACTTCATAATAACCACTTTCAGGCAAATCCTCTTCGCTTTCAATCTTAATCCATCCATTATTATTTTCAATTCCTTGGAGGGATTTTGGTCTATTGTAAAATCCTAAATATGTATTTGAACGTTTTTTATATTGTTCAAAATCAATTCCTTTTCTGGAAAATGAAAACGTCTGAGTGTCTATCCATCCATTTTCATCAATATGATTTTTAACCATGTCATAATGCTCCCCGTAGGCTTCCTGTATTTTTTCTTGTTTTGTCATTGTATTTAGTTTTAAAAATTAGTTTTATTCGTGGTATAATGGTAACAGTGGTTTGAAAGATATTATGGCATTTTGGCTTGTTTATTTATTGGCTTGTACTTGCTTTTCTTTAGGCTTTTTGTCATTATTTTGGCTTATATTTCCCTAACATCTTCAAGCCACGAACGTTAGGTCAAATACTATATTGAAGCTGATTCATGGTCATATTCGCTTAGTTTGTTTGTCGTTGTTTTCCCTGTTAAACAACTTAAAAGAGCTACATTAGCAGTTTCTTCATTAAGGATTAAATGCCCATCGCCAGCACACCATATTAATCTTGCATTAAAATCGCAAACCTCTCGTATTTTAACATCTAATATTTCACAATCTTTCTTATATTTTAAATGAGATTTTAAAACTGCATTTATTTCTTTTTCCATAAGATAATATTTAGTTTAATAATACGTACTTGCCCTAACATATGCTACAAGCTATATGCACGGCTTTTGTTTTTCAGTTCATATTTTGTGCTGGCATACAGCTTGTAGCATCCGCCGTTAGCAAATCGTTTGCGGTAATTAATCCCACACGAACGGATTTCTCATCCCTACTTCTTTCCAGAATCCATAAATTCCAAATAATAATGTCCCAATTATAACACCAATTATTATTGTTAAATAACTAATTGGGTTGTAAGGATTTAATCTTGAAGCCGTAGAAAAACCCCTTCCTAAATGTTTAAATCCTTTCTTTTTTCTTTCAATATTCGATACTTCTTGTATGACTTGAATGATTTTTAATAATTCCCTCATAATTAGAGTAATTTTAACTACTGCTAACAACTGCTATATTTCAGCTTTTGTATTTGGTAGTAGGCGGTTATTGTTTTGTATTTGTTTTATTGTTCTTGAACCGAAATATAGTCGGTACTTTTTCGGTACATCGTGTATCTTTCCCGTTATTCTTCAAAAGATTCATAATGTTTTTTTTCCACTGCTTCAAATTTCAATTGCCTATCGATTATTTCTAATATTTTAGAAAAATGATCTTCTGGTATTGGATTATTTAATTTAGAATTAAACCATCTTTGCCTAACTTGCCCGAACGATGTTTTAGTTTTATTTGCAATAACTTTTAATATTGCTGTCTTATGCTTTAATGAAGCATATTTTTCTGTGATTTGTTTTTTCATGTTATAGTTTTTTTATTTCATCAAGGACTTCATCCCAATATTCAATAGCATCATAAATGTTTACGTATTCATTTTGAATTAAAATGTTAACATATTCAGGCTTATGTATTAATTCTAAATTTTTTATAATTTCTATAACCGTTTTAAAAGCAGACTGTTTCGCTTTTTCATCCTCAGTAGCATCGTCGTTTATACCAAAATAACTCAAATGGTCTTTAATTAAATATTTTGCTTTTTCTTTTGGCGTCATAATTACATCATTTGTTTTAATTCATTTGGCATACAAGATTTACCTCCAAATAAATAGTTACTAATTTCTTCGTGCGATGTGTAGCCTAGAGTTAATATGGCTAATAATAGTGTTTTCATGGTGTTAGTTTAAAGTATTTGTTAATGTTAATTTATTCTATCAATATTTTTGTTTTTAAGAAATTATTTTAATATATTTTTGTAATAGTTGCTCATTATCCATTGTGAATAATCCATTATATTCTCCGCTTTTAGACCAAACAGATGTTTTTTGAGAAGGAGATAATTTTTCAACCCAATTAGCAAATTCAACAGCGAACTTATAATCAACTTCTTTGTTTTGTATTTCAGACACTGTTTGTTTATCAATAAGTTTTGATAAATCATATACTATGCCCAATAGATTTTCAATAGTTTCTTCAACTTCTTTTGGATCATTTTTAAATAAAGTAACTTCTATTTCATTTACTTTAATTTCAGCTAAATTGTGAGTTAATCTACATTGTAATTTCATAATTTTTGTGTTTAGTTTCTATTTGTTTTATTTATATAAGCAAATGTAATCATAATTATTTACATAACAAAATAATTTATAAAAAAACCCTCAAAATAAATTGAAGGCTAAATTTTTAACTTAAACCACAAAAATATAAATAAACATAAAATAAAAAATAGTAACGCGAATAATATTGTATAATCTGTTTTCTCTGATATTTTAGTTTGGTAGATTGTTTTAGTCCTGTAAATAGTTTTAATTTTCCATTTTTCAATTGTTTTGTTAGTAGAGTTTGACACAATAACGTTATCATACTCTTTTCCATCTACTTTAAAAGGTTTTGCGTTATCAAAAGGCGTGAAAGTTAAGTTTGTACCTAAAACTATTTTTGAACCACTAGAGTAGGTATTATTTACTTCTATGCTTTCAAGTTTTTCAGACTCTACTTTTCGAGTCCCACAACCGACAATTAGTAATAATATTAAAAGGTATTTCATTTAATTTGAAAATAATTGTGCGTCTTTAGTAATCCAACTATTAATTAATAAAGTACCGTTTAATTTAGGTTCTAAATGTATTGTTTTGCAACTATCAATATTACATTTTCTTTTTTGATACTCTTTTTTAGAATCATAAATTTTAATCCCATCTAAATTAGCTTTGAAAAAAATAGGATCTTTTATAATATGCCCGCCTATTTCAATAGTATTATTGATAACATAATCTTTGTGAATTATTTCATTTTTGTCGTTATATATTTTTGTTAATCCTTTAGCTTCTATACTAAAAACATAACCTTTAATAATTGCGTCTGAAAGTGTTTTTACGTTTTGCGCTGAAATCGTAGCACTAATTAACAGTAATCCAATAATTAATTTTTTCATAATTTACTTTTTAAAATATTGTTCTACTTCTGATTTTCTGCGTCCTATTAACTCTTTATTTTTAGTCCACATCATAAATGCGCTTTTAATAGTTGGGTCGTCAGGATTGATATTTATACGTCTTAATGCGGTGCTTTTAGCAAACCCATGTACGCCAATATTATAAACCAATGATACGCAAGCATTAAATTGATTTTGATTAACATTAGAAGTGATTAAGTTGTCAACATCTCTTGCAAAATTATCAGCTACTATTTTACCGAGTTCTTTTGCTTCGGCTAAAATCAGTGGTTTATCTTGCATTGTTACTTTTTTACCGTTAAGATAAAAAGTATTGCCCATTGCAATAGTAGGTACTCCCTGCGTATCTAAATAGGGTTTTAATCTTAGTCCTTCTCTTTTATGTAGAGCTTCGTAACCGTTTTGATCTAATTTCATAATTCATGTTTTTTTCTGTAAGTTTCAAATTCTTCTTTTAAGCGATTATATAGTTTTTGTAATTCGTTAAATTTTCTTTTCCAAGTTTCTGACTCTTCAAAAATTATAGCGTTTCTCATGTTTAGATTGTTAACGTCAGATTGCAAAGAGTCAACTGATTCACGCATTATGGCATATTGCTTTT